CTCTAGGTGTGTTATCGTCTTTAATATTGTCGGTGTATCCACCTGGTTGTACTGCCATATAATTATTTACCAAATAGGTCAAATAATTCCACTGTAACATTCTCGGAAGGCTTTCTTATTTTCCATCCAACACAATCATAGAATCTTTCAATTGCTTGATATAAAATTTTCTCAAACATTTTATCATAATCGGGTTTAAATAACTCTTTAAACTCATTAGGGTAATCATACTTAAATCCAATACTATCCAACCCATATTTATTAGGTCTTTCAATATACATATACCTAACCTTATCACCCGACCCTATTGATTCATACTTGTTACCAGTATTAAGTTTATCTAACAATAAATTATAAAAATATGATGACTTTACATGAATTGGCATTCCTTTAGCTGTTGTAAAGTCACTACAACGAGCTGCATAGTCTTCGTACCCTCTCACACCCATTACGAACGCTAACTCCTGCGGTGACAGACCTTTAAAGATATCATATGTCTTGTTTAACAGGTCATTAGTTTTACCCAACGACTGTGTTGAAAGCATTGTCTCAATTATTTCCTTTGCATATGGCTTGATAGCATTGGGCATAGTTGTCCTAACCACTTCAACACCTGTATACTTAAACTTATTTTCTTTTATGCCTTCATCATCTAATATATGCATAACATATCTCTTCTTTTGCAAGAAGACACCCACATCAGCAATACATTCACGCTTAAATACAAATCGACTATCCTTGGTGCGGAGTGATTTAATTGCCCACTTCTCAACTCCTTCATTTAAATAGTCTTCAATCTCTTGAATTTTATCATAAGCTTGTTTATGAATGTTATCTCCATCCATAAACTCTATTAGACCACTCTTTACTAGTGGTGTAATTGACACATATGAAGAATCTGTGTCATTATACACAATACATTGTTCTAATTCATTATCTGTAATATCTGGTATTGAGTTTTTAATAAACTCCTTAATTAATTCATTGGAATATTTGATAACTGCTTGACCGGTCAACGTTACTGATGAAGCAATATCGTCATCTCCAATTGGAGCATTCTTGTTGCCCATATAACCATAGCAAGAGTTAATAAGAATCTTAATAACCATCTGCGAAGTGTTTAATCTCTCTTGCTCATACTTTGCATCGATATATTCTGGTGTATTTTTCTTAAGTTTCTTTAATTTCTGTTTAGCTTTATATAGATGCTTTTTAATTTCAACACGTTTGTTGTAGTAGTACTCTAAGAACTCCGGTATAATACCTTTCTTCTTTTGAGAGAATAAGAAACCAGCCTTCGATAAGGAACAGTCCTCTGTTTTAAGGAACTTCATGAAGGCAGAGTGGTCTAATTCGAACAACTTACCTGATACATGCTGAACTATTACCTTTGAGTCTGTAGTTTTTTCAATTTTACCTACTTTAGTTTCAGGTGATGTATTGAGTGATATCATCACATTAGGGTATAGTGAGTTAGCATCAAAAGATACAATATGATTTTTAAATCCTGACTTAGGTTCTGCAACATATGCACCTGGATTCTTACCTGTATTACCATGCCGTACAAAAGTTGAAATAACTTCACCTCTTTGCCGGGCTCTAATGCATAACGCACCATTAATAACCTGAATAGTCCCCATAGCCCCCTCTAGTGTAGTGAGACCTACATATGACAACATTCGTAATAATGGAAAATATTGAAGCTTCTCTTCCAGCCGTACTAATAAGTTAACATCTTGAATGTTGTAGTCAATAAATTTATCCCAATCTTCATCAGCTAATGTCGCTAGGTTAGTATCACCGTATTCAACCTTTCGTTGACCTAATTCTGTTTCACCGATTGCATCTAACTTATAAGATTCTCTTAATTTTAAACAAAAGCGTTTATATACATCAAGATAATCTAAACAAGCAACCCCATCGATGTAATATCTCTTTTGCTCCTTACCAAACTTACCTTTAATTGTTCTAAAATAAACCGTACCAAGTGGTGATAGTTTATTAACATAATCCTGACCTAATATACGCTCGATTCTATTAATAATATATGGTATATCAAAAAATTCTGAGTTCCAACCACTTAAAATATCCGGGTGGTCACTTTCAATATAGTCAATAAACTTTAAAAATATTTCTCTCTCATCTTTACAGTGAACATAATTTACATTATCTTTAAGTTCACCGGTATATGGCTTAAGACCAAACGTGTGAAACTTTTTACTGACATTATCATAACATGTTATAACATTAACAACATGATTTGCAGTTTCAATATCCGGAAAAGAATCCGGGGAATATGTCTCAATATCAAGTAAACATATTTTTAATGGATTTGAGTTAAATTCTGGTTTTTCGTTTTCCTGCCAATAAGAATCTATTAAGAACTGCTGGGCTGGTGGTATATTTTCAAATACTCTTTTTATACCCGACTGCCGGAGGAATAGCGATTTGCTATAGTTATCTCTAAATTTACGCTTCTGTAGAGTCGTACCATAGATAGATGTTTTATCACCGGTTGTATTTTCCAAGTATAAGTATGGCTCAAATGAACACGTGTTTACTACCCGGTTACCATCTTCATCCCACGTAAACAGGTGCACACATCTATTACGACCGTTATATACTACATTACGATATGACATCTATATCTATAGTATATTATAGACTAGTTCCTAATTCCACTTTTTAAGGAAGGTTCTTTCACTAGAACCAAAAGGAGTATTAAGAGCCTCAAGAAAAGCGCCTATATTATGATCTAATTCTAAAATTCTTTTCTGACCTATTTCTCTAAGCTTGGCACTATTTTGAAAATACTTATTTTTCTTTTTGTAATTTAAGATAGTATTAATCTTTTGCTCAAACTCGTCAATTGTATCAAATCTTAACTTTGCTGGAGCATTTTTATATGTCTCAATATTTTGACATAAACAAGGTATACCTAAAATACATGATTCAATAAATTTAATATCAGATTTTGCTCTATTGAAATCATTCGCTTGTAATGGAGCAACCATCAGCTGTGCGTTTAGGTTAGCGATAAAATATGGATACTTTAAAAGGGGCTGCCATGGGTAAAATTCAATTTTACGTTCCTGTACAAGATCATGTAGTTGTGGTGGATATGCTCCTACAAACACCCACTGATATCTATTAACTGTAGCACGTATAAAATCTCTTACTTCAGACAAATCATCCTTACCACCTGTTTTATTATCTACATCATAGTGGGCTCCAGAGCCGGTATACAAGATTCGAGGCTTTCTTTTATGTTCTTCAAATGACCTGGCGACATGTCGACTGTTGTACAAGTGACCCATCCATGTATTAGGAACAAAGTTTGGGAGAGTGGTTATTTTTTCTTGACCTGTTTTTTCAATATATAACTTTTTCATAAAGTCACATGTGACTGTAACCTCATCTACCATATTAATAATGTCAATACAATTTTGACGAATTTCATCAGTATCAAATGCAAATTTAAACTTATTATAGTCTGGGATTACTTCTCTAAACACTACATCATCTACTTCATAAACAATTTTAAACCCGTAATCTTTTTGAATTGATTTTAGAAACTCAATAAACTTTTTTTGTTGTGATGATGCTTGTCGTTGAACCTTAACACACTTAACACCAGTGTACCATCTCGGTTCAGTAACCATTGCTGTAGTTGATTGTGACATTCCGTCACCTCTAGAGTTAATTACTCCTTCAGGCCATAAAATTCTCCAATGACCACAACCAGAGTAATCTGCAAGATAGTTAACATACCTAGGTAGTGTTACTTCTTTAGGTAGCGGATTTGGTTGTGTTACTGATGGAGTGTTAACAGGCGTTCCTCTCATTATAGGTGTAGGAAACGGTTGCGGATACGGTGAAGGATTGCCTAGCATTATATATATATAGTTTATAAATCTATATAATCTACACGTTGTGTAATACCGTTTTCTTTTTCAAGGTATATAACATCCCCTGTTACTGCTTTTATTGATTCTTTACGGTGTGATATTACTATAGAGCATTCATCCAACTCTTCTACACGATCTTGTAGTATACGCGTAATTAGCTCAATGCCTTTTTCATCAAATGATGAATCAAACAGCTCATCATAAATTGCAATATTGTATTGTACCCCTCCTTGTAGCCTTCTTATATCTGAAAATGTAAAAAGACACGCTAAGTCAATTGACTTTCTTTCTGCTCCGGAAAAATTAAAATATGAACAAACTTTGTTCTTTTCGTTTAAAATTTCTTCTTCAAAATACTCGTTAAAAATGCAAATTGAATTAGAATCTAATCGTTTTAAGTAGTGCAAAAGATTGCTGTTAAGTAACTCGAGTAGCTTATTAACAATGTATGACTTAACACCTTCTTCTGAAACTACATACTTTACAATATCTAATTTACTTAATTTGTCTCTATATGTCTTAACCTTTACTTCTAATTTATTGACACGTTTTTGGGTATCTACAATAATAGTATCAAAATCTGTTTCAGTCGATTCTATAGCTTCAAGATCTCCCTTCAACTCACTCTGCCATTCGTCTAATTGATTAATACGCTGTAATATATTATTTTTGTTTTGAAGTTGTAATTTAGCTTCGGATATTTTTGCATTACTATTCTGTATACTAAACTGTATCTTAGCTTTAATGTCTTTTGCTTTTTCTAAATTAGCATTAATAGTCTTAATACTTTGCACCATGTCCTCTATCTGACACTTTAAATCTGTTTTTTCTTTTTCAATATATTCTGAATCATGGTCTTGAATCTCGCGTAAGCATACCGGGCATTTTTCTTCACTTGTACCTATTTTCTTATAGGCATTGGTTGCATGAGTGGCATCAGCTTTTGCAGCGCTAGCATCACTAAAGTATTCATTTATTTTTTCGTCACATGACGTTAACTTTTCTTCATATAAAGATACCTTGGCTGCGATAGCGGTACTATCTACTACTTGTATTTGGTCGAGCTGTTGTTTGAGGTCGTCTTTTTCTTTGGTATTATTTTTTTGACGAGATAAGTAAACTTGCTTTTTATCCCTTCTGATTTGGAGGAGTTTTTCTTTTTGCTCTTCATAATTTTTAAAAGCCTTTTCTATTTCTTCTAGCTTGGTTAATTCTGTATCATGCTCGCGAGATAGCTCGTTATACTCATTTCGAAGTGCAGCTACCATCGTACTAAAAACCTCCATACCGAAAATATCTTCTATAAATTTTCGTTTTTCAATTTTATTTTTTGCCATGAAAGGCACTGCATTGTTAACTGTCATTATAACACAGTTTTGAAAGATTGAAGGGGACGCACTCAATACCTGACAAATATAAGTAGTTGTATTTTTTATACTATCACGAGTTCTATCGACCCCATCTTTAAATATTAATACTTTAGATGGTGATAGTGTTCGAATAACTTTATACTGGTTAATACCTTTCGGGGAATCTAATTCAAATTCTAATTCAATGTGTGTCTTACCGTTTGTAAGGTTATTAGGTATAAGATCTTTTTTTAGCTCACGTAACGTTTCACCAAAGATAGCAAAATATATAGCATCAGCAATAGTACTCTTACCAATTGCATTTCTACGGTCAGGTTTATCTCTATTTCTACCTGTTATGACATGCAAACCTTTCGTGAATTCTACCGTGACAGGGGTTTCACCAACAGATAAAAAATTAATTATAGTTATTTTTTTAAAGTTTACTTTTTTCATATAAACCTAGGGTATAGTCAATTATCTCTTTTTTATTCTTTATTTCAAGCAAATCTACAAACTCTTCAATTGCTTGTGGTATATCAATACCAGACAGGTCTTCTTTATTATCTGTATCATCAATAAGCCGGTTAAAATTAATATCATAATCTACAGTTAATGCTTCTGGTTTAAGCAATGCTAACTTTTTTAATAGTATATCCATATCTTCTTGTGATATATTCATATCAACCTTTAACTTAATAATATTATTACAAACTTTATTAACAATATTAGGTGTAATGTTACCTTCCTCTACTAAATCACTTAAGCTTATTTTAATATAATTAGGTGAAATATTATTAGGTGTGAAGTTATATTCTAATGTGTCGAAGTCTAAGATATAATAACCTTTTTGATTGTTAGTATCACCAAAATCCATCTGAAATGGGTTACCAGTATAAAGAATTGTTCCTTTAGTAAACTTTTTATCATGTCTAGTATGAAAATGACCGGATATAATCAGACTGCTTTTGCTTAATAGGTCTTTTACTTTAACACCTTCTTCACAAACCTTATAAGAGTTCATTTTAAAAGTTTCTATCTCGAAATGGCCGAAGATAACATCACTCTTTGGTATAGATTTAACATCTGTATTCCATGGACAGAAGGTAATTGTTCGATCAAACGCTTCTATTGTTTCAAAGGTATTTAGAATTGTTACGTTTTTGCGTTTTTTGAAGATAGATAATGAATTAACATCTGTCCTATGTTTGTAGTATAGATCATGATTACCTGTAATCGCGATTAAGTTAAATTCCGATAGAATATCTAATATATCAGCTGATACTTGTAGGGTATTAACCGAAATCTCGCTTCTATTGTGATGCCAATCACCACAAAATATAATATCCTTAATATTATTACGTTTACATTCATCCTTAAACCAATTAGCCCACTCTACTGCATAATTATGCCACTCAGAACTGTTGGTATGTACACCTAAGTGGAGGTCAGAAAAGATTGCAACGCGTGGTTTGTTAATCTTCAAACGCATTCTCTTCGTCGGGTGGCTTTACATAGACATGTCCATGTGTGTTGTCTGGATTACTCATATAATCATCGTACACTCGCTCCCTATAACTAACAATAGCAGCATGATGCTTCTTTTCTTTTTTAATTCTATTAATAAAAGCATGATACGCTATGGTTGTAAAATAAGAAAAAGGATTAGTAGCTTTTTCAAAACTGAACTTTTTATATTTTAAGGCTGAATACATTTTAATTAAGGCATCTCCTATCATATCATCTTTGTATGTGTAATTGATAAATGATGCATTATAACTTAACCCATACGCAATCTTTTTAATGTTTTCTGCTAAATCATCTGTTAAAATATCACTCTCGTAGTACTTTCTCAAAGACTCTTTAAAGACACTTGGTTCAATATAGTAAGGCTTTTTTTCTTTTTTCGACATTTCTATAATAATAGCATACTTTTTTTATTTTTCAATAATATTACTCTCAGAATATTTAATTTTCTCAATATTATAGATCGCTTTTCTTTTCTCACAATGACGTATTCCATATCTCAAGCGATCACATATATCAAATATAATTAATTTTGATTTTAGATCATGCTTCCGTAACCCTCTTCCAATTGACTGCACAGTCCGTACAAAAGACTTACCTCCGGAGGCAAAAATAATGTTATGCAAGTTTTTAATGTTAATTCCGGTCGAGAAAATCGCGCTCATAGCAACACATATTACATTTGTGTTATTTTCCATTATTTTCTTAATTTCATCACGCTCTTCAACATCTACTTCACCTCTAATAAAGTAAACGCGTTTATTTGGTATGGTACAAAGGAAATCTGTTAAGTAATGGCCATGTTTAAGGTGATTTACTAATATAAGTGTATTATTTTGAAGCTTTTCACATAATTTAGTAACAAAGTCACTTCTAAAATGACTTTCATATATAAAATCTAACTCTTCCCTATAAGGGTCGTCAGAAAGGTATCGAGGTGGTGTATTATACTCTAAATTTAGTATCTTTACGTTAACATTTGCGAGATAATCCTCCAATCTTAACTCATAACTCGTTTTTTCATATATAACTGGTCCTAATTTACCTATAATCGACCACTTATCTAAATTATTCTCTGGAAGTGTACCAGTAAACCCATACTTGTTGTGAGTTTTTATCTTTGATACGATTTTACTAATCTTATTCGAAGCTTTTATCTTATGACATTCATCTACAATTAACAAATCCACATACTGCATCCAATCACTAGATTGAAATTGACTTTGTACAATGCCAATGTTACATATAATAACGTTAGCTGTTAGGTCTGGTTTTGTTTTACCCGTCCATTTTGTTAATTTAAAGGTAATACCACAGTTTAAAAATTCATCATACGTTTGGGTAACTAGCCCTAAGTCAGGTACTAGTACTATACACTTAAATGTATCCGGATCTTTACTACATCTATAGTAATTTTCTATTAAAGCTGCTGTTGTAAACGTTTTACCAGCACCAGTACCTAGTACGCATGTACCTCTACCAAGCTTTAATGCTTTATCAACCACATCTTCTTGATACTCTCTAAGGTCAAAAGTAAAGTCTTTAAACATATCAATTGTTGTGCCTATGTTTATTACTTTTTGAAGCTTATCTGTTACCTCTATATTATAAGTAGTATTAAGCTCTACAAGATACTTCCGGATCTCCCAATATAACCCAACATCACAAGCGCCAGCTCCTGTTATGGCGTACTTCCTACGCGGTATAAACCTACCATAACGCCTACCAAATTTTGCTGCTTCATTTTCTACACTAAAATGTTCTCTTATTTGGTTAAATAAGTCAGTATCTTCAGTACGTAATAAGAGCCTACGCGTACTGGGGTTATAATCAAAGGAGAGCATTATAATTGTTCCATTCGATTAATATCTACTATGTTTTTTACCTCCCAGTGCATCGTGCTTAGTATCTTTTCAACCTTTTCAAGATATTCAATAATAGTATCTTGCTCCTTTATTGAATTATTAATATTAACAACCGAGTCATACCTTTCAGCTGCAGTTTCAGCTGCAGTTTGATTAATACGTACCGGTGAGTCTTCTATTACCTTCTTTACAAGGTCCTTTTTTAATTTCTTCTTTTTAGCAAAAAGGGTATTACGCTTAATCTTAGCTTCAATTAACCGAGCAACCCAAAAATGCTTACGCGCAGGTAGTCTCATCTGCACTTCTTTGAGATTAAAATCATCTAAATACAAATCTTTATTAATGTCCTCTATATACTTCTTTAGCAATTCCACTCTTTTATTATAAATATTATTAAAATGGAATCAACTTGTAAATTTGAAAGAATGTTCCTTGAGATGTTAAAAGAGGATAATATTGCTGGTGCTGGTGGTGCTTACGGTGATGGTCCTTCCATGCATAGTATTTACAGTCCAAGTGAACCACAATCTAAAGATGGGTATGCTAGAAGAGATGGTAGAAATATATTTGGAGCGCCAAAGGCGTTAGGTAAAAAG